GTGACGTTGTTCCGGGTCGTTCGCCATGACGACGATGCTGTCGAGCGCGGAAAGAATATGCTCGATGCGTTCGGCCACTGGTTCGTCGTCGTCGATCATGGCCGTGACCACGTCTTGCTGACACTGCTCGAGCCGTCACTCCACCGCGTCACGCTCACGCTGCTGGCGTCGCCCATAATATCGGGTTTGGGCGCGGTGATGCAGGACGAGCTGCCGCCCGAGAATGCAGAGTCGCGGCAATGTTGGGTCACCGTTCTCGCATCGTCGGTCCCTTTCAGGATCGTTATTGTTCGGGAGGGCGCGCCGTACGGCGTCACTTCCACTCTCAAATGGTCTGTGACCTGTCCGTCTTCGTCGACCACCAGCACGTTGGCGCTGTCAATGACAGATCCCTTGGGCTGGTTGGCCGTGACGTTGAGATCACGGTCAGTAAGGCCGGGCGTCACTGTCAGGAGGGCGTCATTCCCGACGTACACATTCCGGAACGGTCTGCTGGTGTGGAAATGCAACGTGGTGCCGCCCGTGACATAGACGGCTTTAGTCTCGGCATCGGGCTGCGCATGGGCGAGGTTGCCGGTGAGCAATGCGGCGCTAATGGCAATGGTGGTGAGTAATTTCACTTTGGACTCCTAATCTCTGCGACAATGGAAAAGACGATTAAGTAAGTGATGCCGACCGTGACGGCGGCGGCGGCGAAGGCGGTCATATGATGCAGTCCCCAGTCGGTTTCGATGGGGGGCATTATGCATTATGCATGATTGCTGTCAATGCATTTTGCATAACATTTTTGTTGCACCCGGTTATGCAATGTGCATAACTCTCTAAGTCGCGACCTGCCATTACGGCGCAACAGCGACATATGGAGAGTAAAATGACCATTGTACCTCTGCGGCCAGCCTTCAGTCTGACCGACACCTCGACCTTCGCACTCGATCTTGCCAATCCGAAAGCGAAGGAAGTTCTCGCCATCCAGGAGTTTCTTAACACCGACATCCGCAGCAATCCGGATCTCGGTAAGCTCCCGGTAAAGACTGGCTGGAACGATATCCCCCCGGCGATCGCACTCAATCTTTTGCGTCGCAATCGCCCCGGTGCCAACCGCCCCCTCAATCCATCAACGGTGTTCTACTATGCGCACCAGATGGCGCGTGGGGACTGGAAAAAGACGGGTCAACCGATCCTGATCGACAATGAAGGTCATCTGCTTGACGCCCAGCATCGCATGTATGCGGTACTGGTGTCAGGCGCGACCATCAACTCGTATGTCATCGTTGACATCGAGAATCAGCCGGGCCTGTTCGCCTATATCGACAATGCGGCTACCCGTACACCCGCCGCTGCGTTGCAGACGGCCGGCTTCAATGGCGTTGCTTCGGTCATCGTTAAGGTGATCAAGTTTGCCGAGGAAGTCAGGCAAGGCGTCTACGATACTTCAGGACTCGACCAGCTTCAGCGTTTGTCGCCGGCCGAAATCCTGAGCCTTGCTAAGAACTATCCGAACGCACAGCGTGCTTCGCGTTCGGCGGCTTCCGACTGGTCCGATGCGTCCGAATATCTTTCCGGTCGCAAGGACATCGTTGCCTATGTCGGCATGCGGATCATCGATCAGCATGGCGAAGACGTGGCGGATGATTTCTTCCACGAAATCACCAACACGGGTGACGGAACGCCGGAACAGATCCTGGCGTTGCGCACCGTGGTTGATAAAGACCTTCGTTCCGACAAGCCGATGAAGCGTCACCACACAGCAGCCATGCTGATCAAGGTCTTCAACGCCTGGCATCGTCAGGAGTCGCTTGGGCGGCGCTGGATGATGATGGTCAATGAAGACTTCCCTGTTCTCGATGACGAACCGCAGGCTAACGCGGCGGAATAGTCATCCATCACGGACCTTGGGGCGGATCGAAAGGTCCGCCCATTTTTCCGATGAGAACAGGAGTGTGTCATGGAATACCATCCCTATAGTAATATCTGGCCTTTGCTTGAGGGCGACGATTTCGAGAAACTGAAGGCCGACATCAAGGCCAATGGCCTGCGCATGAACCTGATCACCTATCAGGGCAAGCTGCTTGATGGACGCAATCGTGAGCGTGCTTGCGAAGCGGTTGGTGTGTCAGCGCGGTATGCTGCGGCTGAAGTGACGACCGACGACGAAGCGCTAAGTCTCGTTGTTTCGCTCAACGAGCACCGTCGGCATCTTTCGCTGGAGCATCGCGCATTTGCGGCGGCTGCGCTGGCGACATTGCGGAACGGCACTAATCAATTTGTAGTAAAATTAGAGGGTATCGCTCGAGCGATACCCTTGAATTCCGAAACAAAATGCCTTCAAGACGCCGCCGACTTGATTGGTGTCTCTCGCGGTTCGGCGGCTCGCGCCAGAGCGATCATCACCCTTGGTGATGAAACCGATATTGCGGATGTCCTGTCCGGTAAGACGAATCTTGCTAAACGCGCAAAAAAACTGACCAGCCAAAAGGGCCTGCGACCATCAGCAAAACCGTCTATTGCGCGCAAACGCGATTTTATTCCCAATAACAATCTCAGCACATTGAAAGCGCTGACGCGCGAACAGGTCGATCCGGAATTCAAGGGTACGCCGACCGAGTTCATGGATCGGTTTGGGCATGTCCAGACCACCACGGCGATCGAGAAAGCATCGGCGCATTTGAATACCTACGCCACCTATATGCGAACCTTGATGAAGGCTGCGCAGGGGTTGCCAAGCTGGCCTGAGATAGATGCCTATTGGCTCGATAAATTGCGCGAGCCAAACCGGCATGACATCGCCAAACTCACCGAGGCGCTGGAATACATTCGGCCTATCGTTGCTACGGCTGAGGCGCTGCTTGCTTGTGCGGTCGTTGCCGCAAAGAAGAAGCAGGAGTAGGTTTGAGAATTATAACCTGCTTTTATTTATGCGCGCTAATACCGGTGCAGCCCACTGAATGGCGACCGCTTCAATCAATGGAGCATTCCAGCTTTCCAGATTGAAGCGGTCTTTCGCTCCGCTCCGGCGCAGGATCTTGACCAGCATCCGTCCATCTGCAAGGGCAACGACGCACTCCTTGCCGACGTGCTCGCGTGGATCGTCGGCGCGCCTGACGTAGAAAAGCATCTCGTTTTCAAAATATCGAGGATACATCGAGTCACCGCGCACGATGACGAGGGCGGCATCGGCCGGAACGCCCGGAGGGATTTCAACCTCTTCCAGGCTACCGGGTGAATGGCTGTCGAACGGTAAAATTTCGGCGCCTGCGCCAACATAGCCAACAGCTCTTGTTGTCGCTGGCATCCCTTTACGGGGGCTTCCTCGTCCCGTCAGCAGCCATTCCAGATTGACCTTGAACTTGCGTGCGTAGACTTCGGCGCTCGCCTTGAAGCCCCTGAAGCCGTTCTCGTGGCCCATGTAGGTGGGTTCTCTTATGCCGAGGGCTTCGGCGGCTTCGCGGGCGGTTTCGTAACCGGCTTCCTTGCGAGCCCAAATCAATCGTTCGTGCATTTCGGTCATAAATGCATTCTGCATAAAATAATTATGCAACAGGCATTGCGCTTGGTTATGCAATGTGCATAATCTGGGCATGACCGGAGCCCAGATTAAGAAAATCCGCGAAGATCGAGGAGAAACCCAAGTTGCGTTTGGCGCGCATTTTGGGGTCGATCAAAGCACCATCCATCGTTGGGAAACGAACGGCATCACGGATCGAGGCGTTACCCGCCTCGCGATTGAGCGTGTTCTTTTAGATTTGAAGTCTCTGCCTTCTCATTGAACTGCGCGGTTGGCGCCGCGCGGTCATGCCTGCGTGTTCGTGTTTCTCCTGATGCTTCATCCATGCCGTTCAGCAAACAGCATGGAGCCCCGTCATGTATTCCAGCAACGATGGTAAGTTTGAAAGCAAACCAATGAATGCGACGACAGACTTAGCGACGGTCAATCGCCTTGCTCGCGTCATTGAAGACCAGGAAGCGCGCCGTCTTGGTATTCCCGTTACATCGGCACGTCAGCGAATTGCCGCTCGTCTCGGCATCGCGACAAGCGCGCTGGAAAATTACCGCAGGCTACGCAGCAAGATCGTCCCGCACTGGCTGATGAACCGCATCCACGCTGAGTTCATCGCGGTCCTGCAATCTGAAATCCAAAGGCTTGAGCATGAAATCCAGATCGCTCGCCAGACTGGCATGGACCATCGCGATCACGATCTGGCGAAGGCTCAAACTCAGTTGGAAGCTGCGAAGCAAATCTTAGAGGGAAAATGAACGAAAAACTCCAGAAGGTTTCCGTGATCCCGCCGGACGATGTGCAAGTTCCCACCGTGACGCCGCTCGACATGCTTAACCGGGCTGTGCTGGCCGGCGCCGACATCGCCATGATTGAAAAGCTGATGGCGCTGCACGAACGCTGGGACGCCAACCAGGCGCGCAAGGCGTTCGACGAAGCGGTGGCCGCGGCGAAGCGAGACATCCCGCCGATTACGCGCAACGTGCAGGGCCACAATGCAAAGCGCTACGCCGATTTCGCGGCGATCGCCCGCGTCGTCGATCCGATCATCGGCGCGCATGGCCTGTCGTACCGGTTCCGCACCACGCAGAACGACCGCATCAGCGTCACCTGCATCCTGTCCCACAAGGCTGGTCACAGCGAGGAAACAACTCTCTCGGGCCCGGCCGACACCAGCGGCAGCAAAAACGCGATTCAGGCGATCGGCTCGACGCTGACCTATCTGCAACGCTATTCGCTGGTGCAGATGCTCGGGCTGGCGGCCGGCAACGACGACGACGGCAAGGCGGCCGGCGACGGTGAGGTCATCACGCAGGAGCAACTGACGCAACTCGTCGAGTTGGCCGAGGATGTCGGCGCCGACAAGATCGCGTTCTGCAAATATTTTCAGGTCGAAAGCCTGGCTGCAATTGCGGCCAAGGATTTCCCGCGAGCCGTGGCCGCCTTGAACAAGAAGAGGGCGAAATGAGCGAAGACATCATCCAGGGATCGGACGAGTGGAAAGCCATTCGGCTCGGCAAGGCGACCGCATCCCGTGTTGCCGACGTGGTGGCGCGCACCAAGAGCGGATACGGCGCATCCCGCGCCAACTACATGGCGCAACTGATTGCCGAGCGGCTGACGGGCGTGCCGGCCGAGACGTACACGAACGCGGCCATGCAGCACGGTACCGACACCGAGCCGGAAGCGAGAAGCGCATATGAATTTTACCAAGGCGTCACCGTCGAGCAGGTGGCGTTCGTGCCGCATCCCACGATCGTCGATGCCGGCTGTTCTCCCGATGGACTGGTCGGCGATGACGGGCAGGTGGAAATCAAATGTCCGAACACCGCAACTCATTTGGAAACGCTGCTGGGCCAGGCGGTGCCCGGCAAATACGATACGCAAGTTCAGTTCCAGATGGCGTGCACGGGCCGCAAGTGGTGCGATTGGGTTTCCTATGATCCGCGGATGCCGGAACACATGCGGCTGTTCGTCATGCGGATCGAACGCGACGAAGCGCGGATCATCGAACTGGAAAGCGAAGTGGCCGCGTTCCTTGTGGAATTGGCTGCCAAGCTCGCGCAGCTCGACAGCCTCTACGGCGAGAAGGCGGCGGCATGAGTATCGTTATCCGACAGGGCGATTGCCGCGACGTGCTCCGCGCGATGCCGGACAAATCCGTGCATTGCTGCGTGACCTCGCCGCCCTATTTCGGGCTGCGGGACTACGGTCACGCCAGCCAGATCGGGCTGGAAGCCACGCCAAACGCCTATATGGCCGAAATGGTGACAGTGTTCCGCGA